TTCAGTCCTGTCAAGGTTCCTACCGAAGTGATGTTCGGTTGGGACGCATTCGTGACGGATGCTGCAACACTCACTGTCCCTACCAGGTTGGATGCATTCAGGTTTGACAATCCAGATCCGTTCCCTACATGTGCATTCGCACTCAAACTTCCAAGAACTGATAAAGAAGTCAACTGTCCGAGTGAAGTGATGTTCGGTTGGGCGGGTGTCACGACAGAGTATGCTGTTGCCACAGTTCCTACCACATTTGCTGAATTCAAATTGGAAATTGCAGAACCATTTGAAACTATGAGAAGTCCTTGGACAGTGAGTCCAGTGAGAGTTCCGAGTGAAGTGATATTTGGTTGGGCGGGTGTCACGACGGAGTATGCTGTTGCCACAGTTCCTACCACATTTGCTGAATTCAAATTGGAAATTGCAGAACCATTTGAAACTATGAGAAGTCCTTGGACGTTCAATCCGGTCAGAGTTCCAAGTGAAGTGATGTTCGGTTGGGCGGGGTTTGTGACGGAGAGAGCAGTCGCGGCACTTGGAATGTATCCGACGATGTTGGAAGCGTTCAAGTTGGATAGTCCAGACCCGTTTCCGTAAATGTAATTGGCTGACAAGTTGATCACAGACAATTGGTTGAGATACAGCGAATTTATTGTGTTTCCGTTTGAAACATAAATCAAGACAGGAATAGGTGTGCCAAGATTTACGTTTATGTCTTGAACCAAGCCGCTCCCATTATCAATGGTAAGGCTCATATCTATTTATTACTAAGGAAATTTAACTCTTCTCGAGCAGAGACCCACCGACGCCATCGACGATTGAGTAGTCGCGCAGTTGACCCTTGACGAATTGGCTGTCGTCACACAGACCACCTGGAGTCAGACCCATGGTGTAGTACGAAGCATTCTCAGCAGGACCAGGTGTGCACTCGATGCTGGGCTTGACATCAAACAAGCTCTTGGGTCCATCTTGAGCCGCAACGCCTGTTGCTTGAGTCAGCAGTGGAGAAGGTGTGAATCCTGACCGGGAAGGACGGGCCAACATCACGATGATGACGATGAGCAGACCGATGATGAGTGCATGGGTCACCAACTTTGTCGCCTTATAGATTGCCATTTTGATATAATTGAATATTATTTTTTCCTGAAGTGCGTTAAAGGTAAGAAGTTCCTTTCTTTAAAGACATCAGAAATGATTAGCATCACTGATGGTTCTCAGAGTGTCAACTTGGATGCTGACGAGGCGGCTCTTTTGGATGAGATTGCTATCGAGGCGCCTGAGAAGCGTGTGCCTCTCAAGCCCAAGCCGACCCGTCCGTCCGTGTTTGCCAAGAGAGCTCCTGCTCCTCCCCCTCCTGATCTCGATGTCGACGGTCTTGACTTTTTCACCAACCCTGCCAAGATGACTGCCCGTCCTCCTCCACCACCAGAGGAGTACGATGGCGGTGAGGAGCCCATGGAAGATGAGCCGACCTATGAGCCACATGGTGGTTCGACTGCGACTCCCAGTGATGGGTACAAGACGATCGAGGATGAAAAGGCTGACCTCTTGAACAAGATTTCTCGCCTGATTAAAAAAGGAATTCACTCTGCAGCCCGTCTGACAATCTATTCTGACGTTGAGGAGATTCGCACAGAGTACAAGCGTATGATTTACAGCATCGAGTGCGAGCGCTCCATCAAGTTTCAGCGTCGCATGCTCATCGCTGCAGTCACTGGTCTTGAGTTTCTGAATGAGAAGTTTGATCCATTTGATTTGGAGTTGAACGGATGGTCTCAGAACACGATGGAGAATGTCGAGGATTACGATGGCGTCTTTGAGGAGCTGTACAACAAGTACAAGACCAAGGTGAATGTCGCTCCTGAAGTCAAGTTGATTATGATGGTCGGCGGGTCTGCTATGATGTTCCACTTGACCAATTCGATGTTCAAGGCGGCTGTCCCGAACATGTCGAACGTGATGAAGCAGAATCCCGAGTTGATGAAGAACATGGTCGATGCCGTCAAGAGGACACAGGAAAGCAATCCGTTCGAACAGTCTTCTCAGCAGCGTGGACCAGGGATGGACTTTTCCGGACTGATGAATATGATGGGACCAGGTATGCCACAAAGCACGCGTCCAGTCGTCAGAGACGATGAGTCTGTGTCTGACATTGTGAGTCTGGATGCCACCTCTGACACAAAGGACATCCAGGTCGAACCCAAGAAGAAGGGGCGCGGGTCATCCAAGAAGAAGAAGGAGGTTAGCTTCAGTCTCTAAATTAATTTTGTTTACAAATTATAAATGAAAAAGGCAGTCATCATTTTCCTCATCCTCGTCGTCCTGTACCTCTTGTGGTCGCGTCAGTCTTCAGGAATCGAATGCTCATGCACCATTCCAGGTTTCACATACACCCCGACAAGTCCGACCGGTCAACGGTGTATCGGACCCTTGGGCGTGAATATGGCTGAAGTTTGTAAATAAACTACTGTGTTAATATAAAATGGCTGGAGGGATATTCCCAGGACATCCATTTGCACTGAATATAAAGTGTATCATATTTACACTTGTTTTGGCGGCAGGCTACTGGTTCCTCCCACCAAAAAAATTGTACATTCTCATATTTCTCATCTGGTTCCCGTACATTGCACTCGCATGGTATGACTACAGTTACAACTGCCAAGACAAACTGAAACCAACTTTGGTGCCATTCGGACGCTACATCTGGTTGCCCTTTAAGCCTCCAGGCTATAAAGAAGAGTTTGACAAATTGCCACCGGAGCAAATTCAGGCTATGAACAAGTTGGATCACATCATGGTCTGGAGCATCCTCTCAGGAATTGCGGCTGTATTCATTTTCAAAAGTAAAAAATAATTTCTTCAATCTTAGTAGGAAATGGCAATCTCGTACGCGCCATTCGATGAAATGGATCCAGGACCGCTTGGTCCACCACAGATTGTCAAGGTGGATCCCAAGTATGTCTTGCAAAACCCAGGAAATACAGAGTGTAATTACCTCGTGATGTTCTTTATAGCAGGTGTGTTTTTAATGGCTCTTGTAGAATAAAATAGAATAGTAAAGCAGGAAGGATGATATACTGGAATGAATATCTAGAAAGTCATCCTGGTGCAAAGTGGGCAGCAATTGTCCTCGGCGCAATCTTTGTTTGGTTCATGATTTTGGATCCAATATCTCAATTGGCAACCTATGACCCAAAGAAAAACCCCCCCAAATGGATTTTGCAATTGAAAATTCTCATAGGAATTGTTCCACTTGCATGGGTTGGCTATGTGTATTATCAAGCCAGTCAGCAGCCTCCACCCCCTCCCCCACCTGAACCTGAGTTTGACTGGGAGGGATTCGAACAGAAAATTGACAGAATCAAAGACAAGATTGTCAACCCACAAGTCGTGTACCTGCCATACCCTTCAACAGCCAAGCCTGTCGAATAAAATCGCACCGTATTGTAAATGGAAGGGTTCTCAGCAGAGTCCATCGCCCCAGTCTTTTTAGGGTTGATTGCTTTTTTTGTCTACCTGTACGTGGGTTGGATCTGGCCAATTCTATCCATTCAAGAGGCGGACAAGACGAAAAAGAGCAAGGTGTTTCCATCCATGGTTCTGACCGTGTTTGGAATTGGACCAATCATATACTCATTGTACGTCTTGTGGAAAACACATGGTTCAGCGGCAAGCAATAACACAGGTGGGAACAATCCTCCTAACGCCAAGGTGGAAGCTCAAATGCCCTCAGAGGTTACTGGTTCAGAAAACGCCGGTGCTGCTAAATAAAAGCACATTCTTGAAGAACCTTTTGTTTCTCTTCTCCCAATTTATTTTCAAATTCAAATCCAGATTTTTTATAAAATGTACACCTCTTCTTGTACATGGAATAGAACATCGACCACTTGTCTACTATGTCATAGATCAGTGGTGAATGTTTCTTCCCTTTGGTTTCACGCATGATTCGTCCGACAGCTTGTGTCACGTCCGAGTGTGGACTGGCAAGGATACAGGTGTCAAGTTGAGCAATGTCCAAACCTTCGGCAGCCATGGCAAAGGTGGCAATCACGAGCGGCTTTTTAGCAGTCTCAGCAAGATCACTCTCTGACATTTGTCCCAAATAGACTCCACCAATTGTATTTGGAAATTGGTTTTTCAAATAGAAACACTGTTCACGTCGGTCACAGAGTACGATGATCTTTCTGTCCTTCTTCAGATTTTTTTGAATTAATTTTAAAATTAATTCATTCCTGGATTTTAGTTCTGAAATTTGTGTAACCATCTCTGCCATGTTGACTTTACCAAACTTGTTCATAGGTGGTGCAGACTTGTACAGTGGGTCGCTGAACATTTCCACTTTAACTTTTGTTTTGTGTTGGTTTTCTCTTTCAACCATGAAAAATTGTGGACCAAGAAACCAATACAGGATTCGAGTCAGACCATCTTTACGTTCGGGTGTCGCCGTCAGACCAAGTGTATATTTCGGACACAATTTAAACATGGCTTGTGAAAATGCTGCCGCTCCTATATGATGGGCTTCATCGACTATGACCAAACCAAATGTATTCAGAGATGGAAGTTCGCGCGTACACATCGTCTGGATCATAGCAAGGACGAAATCCTTTTCGACATTAAACACATCTTGTTGGATTTTTCCTATGGTTGCACCCGGGCAGAACTCTTTGATTTTTTCAACCCACTGCTCAAGGAGAAACTCTTTGTGGACGATGATGATGGTTCGAAGTTTAAGGTGTGATGCAAGCGCCAATGAAACTGTCGTGTTATGCGTGACAGTAAAGTCTCCTAAAACAAAACGGTGGTTACCGTCAATCTCAAAGCCGTAATATTCTCCAATACCCAGCTTTTCCACATTGATACCAACATGTAACACATTCTTGATTTGTTTTCTTGGTGAACATTTCTTTCGAGGAATTTTACAAGGAACGTCTTCAACACCTGAACCAGAAATAGAACAGCGAAAATATATACCCTGTTTTGGTCCATGTACAGAATTTGTGCAAGTCTTTGTACACTTTTGTTTATAACAGGCGAAACCTAAAGAACGGCATAAAAACAAAACATCATCGAATAATTTTTCATTTTTCTGTATAAATTCCCAACCACCAGGTACAGCTGACCCATCTGAATCTATGAGTCCTGCAAGAACTTGAAGTTGTACTTCACGTGAATTACATTTGTACATGTGTGGAATATGTTTGTTTCCCAATAAATTCAATTCTTTGAGTGTTCTGTAAAAATAATTTGGCTGTGATCCTCTGATTCTGTAATCATATTTTGAAATATAATCCAAATATAAATTGTACTTGCTTAAATTCTTGCGAAAATAATGAAAAACAGTTGAATCTTGACTACTGATGACAGGAGATGTAGAGCAACCATCACCTAACCAATACCCTAACATATAAGGGTCGAGTGGAACACTTTGGTGAGGAAATAGAACAGGAACTCTGTACCCTCGTACTTCGTTGTGTTTAAAGTCGTCTGATTTGTTGATGTAATCAAGAACAGAAATATCCAAAATCTCTCCACACTTTTTGTTACGTGTTTGCACATATTTTAATGATAAAATATGAGATTCATTGACAATATATGGATCTCCTTTTGTCGGAACAATCTTATAAAGCTGCTCTGTACCTGTACAAGTTGACAAAATAGTACGAGGAGTTGAGTCATCTCCCATAATAAGTTCACCAACCTGTATATCCTGAACCTTTTTGATCGTTCCATCAAACATCATTACCAACGTGTCCTTGCCAAGGCATTTACCAAATCCACAGGGGAGTGATAAGACACCACCTCCGACTGTTTCAAAGGCTTTGATTCCAGCTTCAAACGCTCTGTCTTGGCACGTTTCGGTTCGCAGAGTTCCAGTGAAACCAACATGAGCCCGAGCAGGAGACTGCCTGGAATCCTTGGTGGCCGGACCGAATTTTGTGAGACCATAGTACCTTGGCACAAGGAGTTGTCCTTGTACAATTCGAAAGAGCTTAAAGGACGGCGGGGCAAACCCCAGTGCATTGAGATTAGCTCGTACTGTAAGTTCTTTTTTAAGTTCGGGATCGAGTGGGACAAGGAGACCTTGATCACACAAAGTTCCCATCTAGTTACTATTTACTTCACGAATTCCTCTAAGTACCCAATGGATATCCCCTTCCCACAGCACTTTTTCAAGGAATGCTTGGATGTGTGTTCCTTCTTTCATCTCTTGTACTGGTGTGATTCCGTCGATGTGGCACATCACGCGATTGTACCGGAACGGAACTTTGACACGTGTAACTTTTCCATCTATGATTACATCGATGTACTTTCTCCCCTGAATGTCATAGAATGGTTTGAATATTTCAGCCCGAACATCCATCCTTGCCATAGATTGACTTGATTTTTTTATAAATATACAGTAGAATGGTGTACACCCCCCCAGCACCTGAATTGTCAAACTATACCGCACCTCTCGAGCATTCTTTCGTTGATGCGTGTAGTAATTGGGGGTATGTCTACTTGAAACCATGGGGGGCACAAACTGGAAACAAAGACTGGACGGCTGAAATGCTTGCCTGGTTGTGTAATCAACAAGACAACTGTGGAGCTATTCATCTAGATAATGGATGGCAAGGTGGGTGGTTAATCAGTACAGACGGGGCTGGTTGGTCGTACCCTCCACAGGGTCCTTCTATTGGACAATCTATTGGTCGATGCCACATCCGTCAAGCAGGGTCGAATGAGCAGAAGAATGTTTATTTGAAAAAATCACAATCCTTCCCGAAAGCGACGGCAGCTCGAACAGACATCGAAGGTGTCGTTGCCAATCCGAAAACAACCGTAAAATTTCGTTCCGGGGGTCAAGTCTATACGTCTGTTGGAGCTGGGGTAGGATCACAAATGGGAAATAATTGTCCAGGTGGATGCAATCGAGCCCAAGATGTTGTTGCCCCGTTAGGGTGGAAATGGATGCTCTCAGATAATGGTGTTTTTGGCGACGGTCGGAACAATTGGCACTCGTATTATCTTCAGTATTCACAAACTCCGAACGTACCGATTAATATTGCGCAAAGTGCCTGGAATGATGATTACATTGTCGCCAATGTAGGTTTCGATGTCAAGGCAAATTTCGATACTATGGTAAGTATCGGTGGTGTCGATTCGTACGATGCGATCCGAATTCGAAATGGATGGTGTGCGAAATCAGAAAACATCGACAGTGCCATGTGTAAGAATTGGTACGACAATGGAAGCATCGATGGAACAAAATCGAGTACGACCTGGGCTGCTATGAAGCTCGGTGTATGTTCCGGCATAGATTGGGGAAATGATGCCACCTGTGTGAACATGGTGAATCAACTTCTCAAAAACGGCGCCGGTGATGGAAACTTTAGTTCTGCAGAGACGATGGTTCAAGCGTATTGTCAAGACACTTCAAAACAAGCTTGTGCCTGTGTGAATGCCGTGGGCGCCGGAACCATCGATGCCTGTGTCGCAACACCAAATAAACCTGGATGTGATACGATCGCTCAAAAGGTTGGAAAGTACAAAACACTCGGGGCGCAATTCTTGACGGCTTCATTGAAACCATTCTGTGCGTGTGACCAGTGTCAAGAAGCTTCGACGTCGACAACTGGGAGGTACATTTCTCAACCGGGACCGACCGGGGGGTGTAATGACAAGATTAACGCCTGTTTTCAACAGATTACAGTCGGTCAAATGTCTGGAGGCACTTTGAATTCAGGGTGTACCATTCAAGACATCAACCCACCACCACCAGCCCCTACACCAAATCCAGCAGTAGCAGCCGCATCAACTCCTCCAGCACCAGGTCCTTCTGCACCAGCTGCGTCTGCACCAGCTGCGTCTGCACCAGCGGCCGCACCGGCAGCTACACCATCCGGTCTCTTGTGGGATCCAGCCAAAGTGCCTTCGTTCTTATCATTTTTGAATACGCAACAAACACAAATCGGATCCATCATTGCACTCATTGTCTGTATTTTATGCTGTTGTTTGTGCTGTGTTCTTCTCATGAAAGGGGGTGGTGGTGGGAATTCGGGGGCAAGTGTAAGACTTGCTCTATCACGTCTACGATGAATTACCACCGTTCCCGTTGCCGCTTCCCTTTGAAGCTTGCATTCCGATGAATGCGCATAGACAGAGGCACAGGCAGCAGCAACACACGACCAAAAATGGCCCAACAGCCGCCGCTAAAGCAGTACCCAAAAGTCCACTCAAAAGTCCAGTGATTCCGTCAAACAAATCTTGAATAGGTCCAGTTGACTTGGCAGTTCCAGTTTGACTTGCCGAGTTTGATTGGGTCGATTGAGCATCCAGTTGCTGAATTTGGGAAGAAATAGAGTCCATCATTGCTTGGGCGACCAAATCAGATGTGATATTCTGAGATGCATTCAGTTTGGCCTGGTTAAATCCAGATGCAGAACAATTGCCTATTGTGATTGTTTTTTGATTTTTATTAAAGACT